CTACAGGGTTTACTTCTTTTACTTGAAATGCCATTTGATTTAATTTTTACAAAGTTAATATTATTTTTAATACATAATTTAAGCTTATCTAGGCTCAAATTCCGCTAAGTCAAAGCCATCTAAACTATCTTCATTAGATTCAAAAGTTACAGAAGGTAAATTATTTTTCCTTTGTTCTATTAACTTTGATTGCTCTGTACTAGATTGTGATATTCTATCAGACTTAGCATCTTCACGTTGAATTTCTCTAGATTTTAATCCTTCAATTTCAACTCCTTTTAATTTCATTTGTAACTCAAATTCAAGATTCATTAGTTCAGCTTTAATAGCGGCTTCACCTCTCATCTTTTTAACAGAGAAATCAGCTTTAGCTCCTTCTATTTGCATAGCTGCCTGAGTTTCCATCTGAAGTTTTTGAGCAGCCATTTGAGCAGCCATTTGCTGAGATTGTTGATTTATCTGAGCCTGTTGTTCAGCTGCTGCTGATTTTTGTTGTTGTTCTAAATCCTGCTTTGCTTTTCTTTTTAATTTTAAAACTTGATTAGCTAGCTTTAAATTTCTTATCTCTCTAATATCAATAGCATCTTCTAAATTAATAGAATCTCTTTGAAGTGCCATCTGAATATTTTGTTCAAGCATTTTTTGTTGCTCTTCATCAGGTGCTACTTCTATAAAAATACCGAAATCACTTAAATAAAGTTTACTTATTTCATCTAGTATACCTACATTAAATTTTCCTATTTGGTTTACAAACTCTTCTCTAAAATCAGAGTACTGTAACATATCTGCAATTCTACTAGATAAAGAAGTACATAATCTTTCTGTAATTTGAAGTCCTGAATCTAATATATGTCTAGTAGCAGTATTACTACTTAATGCTGCTAATTTCTGTAATCCAACTAAAGAATAAGAATCAGGTGTAGAACCATCTCTTGCTTCATTTAATCCAGTAACATCTCTTAACATAGATAAGTAATGATTGTAAGTACCTATTAAACTTTGAATCTTACCTTGACCTGAATTACTATTTAATTGTTGAATAGGAACTTTTGCCTGATTATAATCTCCATCTTGAGTATAACTTCTACCAATAACACTACCTGTTTGAAAAAACATTCTAAGAGCGTCTTCCGGATTATATGCGTTACCAGTTCCTAAGTCAACTTCATTAATACCATCTGCATCTATAAATACCCCATCTGGAACAACTCTAGAAATTACTTGTTGTAACTTCAAGTGAGTTATCTGAATTAAATCAGCAAACGTAATCATACGTCTAGTTACAGACTCTAAAACACCTTTATACATTCTAGGTGCACAAGCTATATATTCTGGATAAACTTCTTGAGATGCTGATTGAGGTCTAGCCATGTTTTCAGACATTTCCCATTTTATTAAAATGCTAGTACCCATAACCATAACACCTTCATACCAAACATCTATTGTTTTAGATACTTTTTCAAAATTACCCTCGTCCATCATTTCAGGAGTAGGATTAAATGTATCGTCTTTTTCAATTACCCTTTCAGCTCCTGATGCATTTATTTTTTTCTTATAAGTAAAAGTGTTTGTAGTTTTATAGTTGAAAAACAAAACTGTAGCACTATCATTACTAAATAAACTGTTATTATAGTATTGAGCAGAATTATTATAATCATACCAACTTTGACTATATTTAGATATTTCTTCCATATCAGCCCTAGTCAAACTTGTGTCAATTTTCTTTAACTCTGTAATAGGAAGTGTTTTAACTTCTCCCCAATAAAAACAATCTTTAAAATTAGGGTCTTCTGTATAACTATAAACAACATTTGCAGGATCTACATAATCTATTTTAATTCCAGCTCCAGGTTGAAATGAGTTTTTACACATTGAAATACCTAAAACAGTTTGGTCATAATAAAGTTGCTTTTGTATATCATGATATCTATTTTCATCTAGTACCGTGTTAATAGCTTCTTCTTCTGCAATTTCTATAGAAGGTTTATATTTTAGTTGCATATGAAGAGCTAACTCTTCAGATGTATTTGGAACATCTTCTTCTGAAGTTGCAAAAGTATTTATTCCTGTTTGTTCTTGAACCTGTTTCATTACAGGTTTAGCTAACATATCTTTTTCTAATTGTACTTGATATTTACTTCTCTTGTCCAAAGACATTCCATCTTGAGCGTAAACATTTACTTTAAAAAGTCTATCAGCCATTCCATTAACAACTATATCCACAAACTTAGGTATAATTGGAACAGGTGTCCAGTCTAAATTTAAATAACTTAAATCACCATCAATAGCTAATTCATTCTTATATTTTTGAACTGACTGTTCTCCTCTTGCGTATAACCTTAATTTATGAAAATCAGCCCATTGGTTATAAAACCTACTTTGACCACCATCTTGTCTAAACCATTCATATTGTATAGCTTGTCCTATCTGTAATCCAAATTCATAACTCTTCTTTTCACTGTCAGAAGAAAATTGATTTGGAAATCCAGTAGGGTTAATTGCGATTTTTACATCTTCCATTTATCTTATAATTTGGCTGTAACTTCCCTTATTGTCATATGTTGCAAAGTTAAGTTTTATTTTTGATTCTTTTTTAATGGGTTGATACATATTCTTTTGATTTGCCATTATAGCTAAACCTGAACTAATTGATGCATCAAACTTTGTTCTATTACTAATATCAAATCTAGCCCAATCATTTAGTGTTCTAGTAAAATACATTGAACCTATTTGGTCTGAGTCTCTAAATGTTTCAGTTAAATCAAATCCAACATGTTTTTCAATATGTGATTCAATAGCTGATGCATGAGCTTGTTTTATATCTTCAGAACTGTTAGGCATTCCACCTAATTCTTTTTCTGTTTTTGATAATTTATTATATACCTTATCAGGTCTATTCATACTAAATCCTCTATAACCTCTATTTTTAAAATGATATAATAAACGAGGTTTATTATTTTCAATTAATATAGGCATTCCGTAAAATACACAGGCCATTAATACATCTTCAAAAAATATTTCTGCAGTTTGAGGTCTAGCAACATATTCTAAAAAAAACTCATTAGTAGGTCCTTCATCCATATGAAATTTAGTCATTCCATGCAAAGCTCCATTAGAAGCTCCACCACCTACTGTTCCTGAAATATCATAACTATCACATCCAAATGCACCCATGTGATCGTTGCTAGGAAATTTAACACCGTTTTTTATCCTATATTTATTTTGTAATTGTTTTGGAGGTGTCCAAGAAACATAAAATCTTCCATTATTATTAGGTGAAAAAATAACATTAGTATCTTTAATTCCATCTTTCCATGAAAAAGAACCTCTAGTAACAAATCTATCTTTAATTAAAGAATCATTATAATCAATTTGCTGATATATTTTAGTAAGATTAAAAAGCGATTGTTTACTCTCGTCTCTAAATGCATGAGATTCTGTTCTTGGAAATTGTCTATAAAATTCATTTAATGCATCAGCATCATTTTTTAAACTATCAACTTCAGCTTCCCAATAATCTACAGCTCCTTGTTTTATATATTCTCCATCAATTCCTAAAATAGGTTTTTCAGGACTTCTAAAAACAGGCATACCATACCTATCTATAAATCCTTCCATATTAAACTCCATAGGGATGAAAAGTGAATATAACCCACTTTTAGTTTGACCATTACGATTTCTATCTTTTACATTAGAATCATAATATAGTTTTTTACCATTGTCACCACCTTTTTCTAATGCATTTGCAGTAGACCCCATCATACATTTTCCAATAACTTTACTACCTAAACGTAAACAAGTTTTTGTAATTCTCCAATTCTTTAAAATGTTATTTGGTTTTTCCCACTTTTTAGATTCATCATGAATTAATAATTTTAATTTTTCCCCATCATAACTGTTATCACCTGTATTTCTCCAGTCAATAGAAGTATCTAATCCTTCAACAACATCTTGGTCTTCTAAGTACATATTTTTTTTTGTAATCTTAGAAGCAGGAACTCTAAAAGCTAATTCTGTTTTAGGTTTATCCATACCATCTTGAACAGGTTTAAAAAAGAAAGGATAATTATTTACTATAGGTACAACTTTATCTGTAAACATTTTTTTAGCATCTGTACCTGTTTTAGATAATATACCTATTCTAGCATCTTTACTAATTGTTCCTATATTACTAGCTTCTTCACTAGCCATATAAGAAAATCCTGAACGCCTTATCTTTAAGTAATCTTGACCAAAACTTCTTTTATCAGCTTTACAAGCTTCCCAATGCAAATAAAACACTCTGTTAGCATCTCTATACTCTGGTAATCCAATATCTATTTTTGTATGTTGAACATACATCCAATGAGAACCTGTAATATACGTAGGAACTCCATTATTCATAAACCAAAAACCTTCTTCTCTTTTATCAAATTGACTTTCAATGTAGTCAATGTGTTTATTTTTAAAAGAAGTTGGAGCATCATGCCATTGAAATATAGACTTAACTTTAATTAGTTCTTTAGGTAAATCATCTGGTTGCCAATATTGTTCTTTTTTACTTTTACTTCTTGAATGTATTTTTTGTGGAGGTTTTGGAAGGGCAATAATTAATCCTGATATTTCTATAATATCATTAATCTGACCTGTTTTAGATATTACTATAACGTCATACTTTTCATTATAACCATATTCCCAGCTTTTGCTCTTGTTTTTAGTAGCTATAACTGAGTTAGGAATATAATTTTTTATTTCTTGTATTAATTTATGTTGATCTTCGTTCTGCAAATCCTTCTACTGATTTTTTTTGAGATGATGAATCATTTCCCTCTATTAAATTTTTTTCTAATTCTATTCTCGTTAGTATTTCAAACGCATCAAATATAGCTAATTTTTTTGTAGCCGCTGCATTTTTTAATTTATCCGCAGCAAGCTCATCATCTTCTCCATATTTTATTATATCTTCTTCTGCAACTTTAATCAACTGTTTAACAGCTTTTTCGCCTGCTTTAATTATTTGTAATTTAATTTTATCTACATCCATATTAAATAATTAACGTTATATTACTATCAAACATTCTGTATAATTTCTCTCCATCTACATTAAATTCATATTCACTATTTGGTTGAAAAGAAACTTTATCACCTTTATTAACTCCTTTACTAATTAAGTATTTATTAGGATATTTAACTATACCAATTAATGGTTCTTCAGTTTCATGAGTTTTAAGATAATGATTATCTTTTTTTTCAACAGGTTTAATCATACAGTATTTAGAATGAGCTTCCCATTTTTCATTTTTCTTATACATAAAAAATTGTTCATCATCTATAAAAAACAAATCATCCTTAAAGAAGCTTTTTCCGCTCTTTTCTTTACCCTTCATATCATTATAGTACTTAAATACATTATGATGCACTAAAAGGGTGTCTCCTGCCGTTATTTGGCCTGTATAGTTTGTCGGTGTCTCAACAACTATTGCATATCTATTCGATGAGGTATGGTCTTCTTTGGATGTACTTGTTATAAAATCAATACCTCCAATGTTTTTTGTATTGTCATACCTTCTATCATTCTTTGGCTTTACAATAAAGTAGAAAGGTGATTTCATTCGAAGTTTATATTATATTCAATTGATACAGGCATATTAGAGTTAAATTCTTTCCATAAAAGTATTTCTCCTTTTCTATTTTCTACCCATATTTTTATTGAGTTTAAATCTTCGCTATATTTAATTACATGTATTACGTAATTACCTCCTAAAACTTCTTGATTAACTATGTAATGCATAGCGCTAGATTTATAATCTGCGCCAATAGATATTTTTCTTATTTCCATTTAATTATATTTAATTATATTTTTATTCTGTTAGATTAGTTTCTAGAGGAAGAGGTACTGGTTCTCCAATAGTTAAGGTGATTGAAGTTGGTTTTATAAGACTTTCTACCTGACTAGCTATACTAGCCTCAATAGACGCAATCTGCTCTTCGCCCATCGCTGATTGAGTCCAAGCCACAACTTCTTCATTTGTTAAATCCACAAAAGGTATGAAATCTGTCACATCGCTAACATCTAAAGATTGCGTACCTATAATAGTAACCGAATAAGCAAGACCATCTG